ATGCCGCTCATGCGATTCACGCAAGGCCGCGACTTGCCCGAGAATGGACTGACGTTGATTCTTCAGCCATTTCACGATGCCTCCTAGTGCTGCGCCGGCTAGGGCCGTCCAGGTGCCCAGGACTTCATACGCGGACCAGTTATATTCATCGGACATCACGCCCCCTTTTTCTCATGGCGGTCGTATTCCAAGTGTATATGGTCCTTCTCAATCACCACGTCATAGCACGATGGCAGCGCCGTCCTGATGTCCGTGTGGATCGGCACAATCATTTCGTTGGGTAAATGGTTGATGCGGAGATCCACGGCCCGACAGATGCCGTCACGTTGGTGCAAGGTGTTCGGCCCATGCGTGCCGTCGAACAGCGAGGTAATCACGCAATCATAGCCGTGCTCCTCGTACACGCCTTGCGCCACGTGGATCGCCAAGAGCAGTTCGCCGCAGACGTTCCACGGGTCCACCCCCATCTTGAATTTGAGTCGCGGCATACGGCCTCCTAGCTGTTATCGTTCTTCACGGTTTGAATCATCTTCGTGCCGTCCAGACAGAAGCCCTTAAACACATCGGTGGCTGAAGGGTTCCAGTTCGCGGAGCCGGTCAGCACCAGATTGGCCCCGTCCACTAAGGTGCTATTCGCATCCGTCGCGTACAGGGTGTATTCCTCGCCTTGGATCAGATCGCTAAAGCTGGTGATGTTCTGCGCCGAGCCGTTGGTGAGGTTGTAGAGTGTGCCGAAGCGCAAGGTGGGGCTCGCGACAGCCGCCCGAATCGTGGGCAGGCTTTCCGAAGCCGCCGTGACATTGACCTGCACAAGATTCTCGTAGCGGAATTGGGTCAGCCGTTCCGTGCCGTAGCCCCCGAATCCGTTGACGCTCCAGATACAGCGTCCGTTGGTGGTGTTGCCGTCTGCGTAGACGTTCTTCAGGACCAGCAGCTTGAGGATGTTCGCCCCGGATGCGCCCACCGCCGTATAGTTCCCGCCTGAGAGCGTGCCCCAGTTGTAGAGAGTCAGCCCGTCAATCACCGCCAGCTTAATCATGGCCCCATTCGCGCCGGTGAAGTGCACGGCCTGCGCCCCGAGGTTCTTACCGTCTAGATTTGACAGCCGGACCTGTTCAATCGTGGAGGTGCCTGCCACGGATACCGTCACCAGCCCGCCGAGAATGTTGGTGCTGCCGGTAATGTCGCGGCCCTTGATGTTGGAGACTTCCACCGTGCCCAGTTGTTCCGTGGCAAACAGGCCAATCAACACCCCATGAAAACAGTCGTCAAAGTCGATATCTCTGACCGTCCAAGTCCCGTACACGGCGGCACTGGACCCCGCGCCATCGCCCACAATCTTGACCGCTTGCGACTCTCCGCGTGAGGCATTGGCAATGATGAGCTTTTCCACCGTCATGGAGCGTGGGCCAAAGCAGTAAATGGCATGTTCGCCGGTATCGTTCTGGTCGATGATGCCGTGTCCGATGTAGCCGTTCCGTGGCCGGTTCTGGTAGCAGGCCGAACCGATGTAATCCGCAGCCGGCCCACTCGATTGAACCCAGAAATGGTCATAGACGGCATTTTCAATGCCGTAGTCGGCCCCGCCGTCGCAGTAGAATCCCGCATTCCAGCCGGTGGCTTTGACGTGTTCGATATGGAAGAAGCGCCCGCCGGTAATGCCGGTGCCATCCAGGTTCATGCGGATAGCATACATTTGCTGGTTGGTGGTCAGCGGGGTTTCGACTTGGATGGTGAAGTGCTTACAGTGCAGGCTTGGCCCTGCCGAGTAAATGCCGTGATCGGTTGACGCGCCGGAACCGGTGCGGTTGAGAATGGTTGAGGCGATGCCCTGGCCTTCGACCGTCAACGGTCGGTCCACCGTCCACTTCGCGCTCAGATCGTAGATGCCAGACAGGAACTTGATCTTGCCGCCGTAGGTGGCATTGAGCGATTGCATGGCTTTGACGACCGCGCCGAGTGAATCACTCGCTCCGGTGTAGTCTGCGCCCCACTGGTCTGGTATCACTTCCGACAGATTCGCCCCGACAAAGGTGCCGAGCCCGCTGAAGCGTTGCCGCCTGAGATCGTCCACCCCGTAGCTTGAGGCTTGGTAGGTCACGGTCACGCCGTTGGCAATCGAGAGTCCGCCAGGGCCGATGAATTGCAGATAGATGTTGGGGGTAATGGTAACGTTCCCGCTCACGGTCAGGAGCGAACTCACCACCAGATTCATTTTGGTGACGGCACCGATCGCAGAGACAGCGGCGGATAGGTCGTTCCCGTACCGGCTGACATTCACCCACCCGCTCGCAAAGTTGTAGACCTGTTGCGCCCACTCGATCACGCCCGCCCCGCTCACGGTCAGGTGGTCGTAGTTGCCGCCGACCGTCAGCCCACTGGGCACCGTGGTAGGCACCGCGCATTCAAGCCCGTCCTCTGTGGGATTGGCCCGCAGGAATTGGCCGGCAGCAAGTGCCCCGAGGGTAAGCGCCGACTTGTTGTAATGGTTTGAGACCCCCAGCACCGGCACCCTGGTCGTGAGTTCAAGAATCTGCGTACAGAGTCGCGTCAGCTTGTCTAAGGCTTCCTCATGCGAGGCGGCAGGAAAGCTGCCCGCGTCTACATAGTCGGAGGTTTGCGTGTAAGGTTCAGCGCCCAGGAGAATGATCTCCGCATTCAGGGCCGGCTCATTGCCGGTCGTGAAGGTGATGGTCCCGCCTGATTCGTTGCCGACATTCGCCACCGTGTAGTGGGTATCGACCGTCTTGAGTGAGCCATCCACCCACACCTGGAGATAGCTCTTGTCTTTGATGAGGAACTGATACGAGAACGGGCCAGCCGTGGCATTCCCCACGAGATCATGGCGGCGGATGGGGGTAGTGATCATAGCAACGAGTCTCCTTGTGGTCAGGAGCCCGTCGCATGTGGCGGTGGGGCTGTCGGGAACTATTGCAAGGTCGGGGCTGGTCCGGCTTTCTGCCTTGCGTTCTGGTCAAACTTCGTGGCGGCTCGCATGCGTTGCGTCTGCCGCGCCTGGGCAAAGTCCTTGTTCTCCTGCTCCAATTGCAACGCGGCCATCTCGCGGAAGCGGTTGATCGTGGCCTTAATCAGCGTGACTTTGCCGCCGTCCGGTCCGTCCGCTGCCTGCTTGTAGATGCCGGTCTGCATCGTCTCGTTGAGCGCGGCTTGCAAGGTTTGATTGCCGGTTTTGTCGCTGCCCTTGCCAGCCAGTTCAGCGTACCGGTCATAGAGTTTCGGCGGCAGGTCGATTCCGTCAATGTTTCTGGCCGGCATCGCAAACGGATAGGCGAGGCGGCTCAGCTCATGCGCGACCGGATCGTTCTTAATCTCCCGCACATAGAGCGGGCTGAACAGGTCAGGCCCCATGCCGCCTTGGAGCAGCACCTTATCCCCGTACAGGTTGCGCTGTGGCGGGAGGTCAGCAGAGTAGCCAGGCACCTTGGCTTGAAAGGCGTCGAGAAGGGATTTCACGTCTCTCATCACTGGGTCTACGACCTTGGCCGTCTGCCCCATCGCCGAGCTGTAGGGCATGAGCGTGGGCAGCTCCTTTTCCAGGAAGCTTTTCACCACATGCACATCCTGCGAGGTCACCGCGTTGAGCGTACCGGCTAGCCCCTTCACAAAGGTCTTGTTCGCGACGTTGCGGGACATGGCAACCGTCAAAGCCGAGGCGAGTTCGGCGCTGTCCTTTGTGCCCAGTTGCCCCATGAGGTCAGCCGCATCAGCGGCCATGCCGATGAGTGAACCTAGCGGTTCAATACGGGCAAAACTCACCCATTCATTACCAGCCTTAATGCTGTACGGTTGCCAGCCTTCCAATTCCATCTGCTTGCGTAACACCTTATCCTTCGGCCCGCCCCCGGTGATTGACCCGTTTGCTGCCAGTGTCGCCATGTAGGCCATCGTCATGGAGCCCAGCCCGATCTTCGCGAGGGCCAAGGCTTGCCGTTCCCCGCCTGCGGCCATCTCATCCCGTACCGCTTTCGAGGCCAAGGCCAGCGGCGTCCGCTCACCGGCAAACTTGAAGATGTTCGCAGGGGTGCGGATGAACGGCAGCACCACGCGCCCAAAGGGTACGTTTTGCACCGCATTCTGCACCGCGCTGCCCGCCGTCCCGAGTTCCCGCGTGAAGGTGGTATAGGCGGCAAACTCCTGGGCATCCTGCTTGATGGTTTCCGGTGGGTCGGTCAGAATCTTCTGTTCAATCTCCTTCGCCTTGCGTGCCGCTTCCTTGCCGGTCAAGCCCAGCTCGTTCACTTCCCTGAACGCCTGCCGCTTAGCGAGGGATCGCAACTCAGCACGGAAGGCGATAGACTTGAAGAAATCATCCCCGGCCATCAGGAACCGGCCAGGGAGGCGGATGCCTGTACCCATCTTATCCAACCACTTGCCTTGACCAAGGCCAACTGCCGAAGCAAGGAAGTCGATAGCGCGGCCAGGGATGCCGGTGACTTCCAAGGCATCAGCCGTAATCGCCTGCCGCGGCATGTTCTCTAATTTGCTGGCCCCGAACTGTGGGGCATCCTGCTTGAACGCTTTCCAGGCCAGCCGCCACGCATCGCCGACCGATTCCACCACGCCGCCGATCATGGCCGCTGCTTCACCAGGCCGCACGGATCCCGGCTTGATGAGCGAGGCCACTTGCCGCTCTGGGATATTCCACAAGAGGGTGGCCGCGTTGCTGATGATGTTCGTGCTGTGCGTGATGGGTCCAGAGAGCAGGCCATTGACCCAGATTTCATACATCATATCGCCCCAGGTGGGCTTCAATGCCGCTTTCGCAAAGGCCATCATGGCTTCTTCGTTCGGCAGATCCACGACCATTTGCGCGAGCTGCCCTGGCGACACCATGCCATCAGGCCCCATGCCTTGGCCGGTGCGCGCCTTATCGAAGCCGCCCATCTTTGACTTTTCTTCCACCCCACGGAAGAATTTGTACATCTCCTGAATGTACTGGTCTTGAATGGAAAACTCTGGATCCGTTGCTTGTGCCGCGCCTGGTTTCTTGAGGCTCGGGTACTTCTGATTCAACAGCCGAAACGTGCGGCCTGCTTCGCTGTAGGTGCCGATGATTCTGGTGGTAGACAGGCCCGCCATCGTGAACGCTTGCGCGAACGCTTCAAAGTCCTGGGGTGAGCCGGTCGAGAGATACGCCTTGGCCGACTGCTTCATGTTATCGACGGTCGCCTTGTAGACTTCCCGCGCCTTCACCTGAATTTCAGGGGCGAGCACCGATCCAGGCTTGAGGTCCAAGAGGTCTTGGAGAGTGAAGCCGGATTCCCCCGCCAGCTTCCGCACCGCTTCATCACTCAGCACCTGCCCGCGCCGTTGCTTGGTCAACTCTTCCTTGAAGCCTTCCAGCGAAAACTCATGGGCCTGCTTCGACTCTTCGCGCTTGGCGATGGTGGCGAGTTGCTTAGCGTTCATCGGTGGTTCTGCCGCCGCGCCGACACTGACCGGTGGCACATCTGGCGGCTTGCCTGCGCCACCCCCACCCAGCGGCACCGAGCCGCGTTCATTCTTGAGCAGCTTCGCCGCCTTCTGAAACTCTTGGATAATGGCGTCCTTGTTGGCCGCTAAGAACTCTGTCGCCTTGCCGCCAGCTTTCAGCGCCACATGAATGACTGGCAACGCGGCTAGAGCCGTCTCAATGCCTGCGGTAAAGTCGGATTGCTCGCCACCAGGCAAGCCGCCCATGAACTCCACAAAGGCATCGCCGACCGTTTCTGCCGCCTGCTCATCCATGCCCAGCGCCCGCGCTGCCGTGACAAATCCAGGCCGAGTCGCTTCCGCTAAGGCTTTCCCGCCACGGCCCAAGGCTTCCACGCCACCTTCACCCGTTGACATCTTCTGCATATCGACGGCGAACTGTTGCTTGACCGCCGCCACTTCTGGCCGGTCTACGGTGATGGTGTTCGGCGCTTGTGGCGCGGCTGGCTGCTCCGGCGGCAACGTGGCGTTAGGGGCAAGAGTCACCGGCTCAGTTGCGGTACTTGGCTCAGTTTGGCTGTTTGGCGCAACGCCCTGCCCGTCCTGCGGCTTCCCGCCTTCCTTCGCACCCATGTAGACATCGGAGCCTTGCTGTACCGGCTCCATCAGCATCCGGCTTTGATACTCCCGCATGTTCTGGCGGGTCTGGATATAGGCAAAGTCGAGATCGTCAGCCATTATTCGGTTGCTCCTGCGTCAGCTTCTTGGAACCAGGACGACCCAACTTGTCCCAGGTTCTTCATTTTCTCCCAGATCGTGGGCTCCGGTGGTTTGTAGGTAGAGAGGAAGTCGGTCACGATCTTGCGGCCCTTCTCGTTCTCCTGCCGTTCGCGTACTGCCTTGGCCCCTGCCTTGCTCAAGGCCCCGCGCTGCACCATCGATTCGAGCTTGGCATCGTCCAGCTTCACTTGCGTGGCCTCGCCCATGACGTTCTTGCGCTCGGCGATCACCGGTTCCCACCGCTTCATGACCTTTTCTCGCATCTCCCACGGATCGCCGTTGGGATTCTTCCGCATGAGATCCCAGAAGTCCCGATCCGCCCCTTCCTTGGCCTGCTCAGAAAGGGCGTCGTATTTATCGAGCGGCCCGCTGGTGGTCAACGCGCCCATCATGTTCTTATGTGCGGCCTGCACAGTCTGGTTTTGCACCTGCTGCGCCTCGCTCACCAGATGCCCTTGCGCTTCCCGTAACTGCCCCAAGGCGTTCTGCGCTTCTTCGGCCCTGAGATTGCCCGCCTCTAAGTCGGCGGTTATCTGACTCTCTAGATCGTCGATATTGCCGACCCCGAACTTGGCTTTCGTGATGTCCTTCGTATAGCCGAACAGCTTGACCTTGGAGGCTTCGATCAGCGCGGGGTTGTTGCGGTCCTGCTGCTGTAACGAATGCTCTACCGTGCGAATGGTATGGGCCTGATCCGCCGACATCTGATTTTCATTCAAACTCTGCGGCAATTCACCCGAGACACTTTCCCCGCTCAACACCCGCGCCATCTTGTCGCGGTAGGTCTGCTCGTGAATCATTTTGGTTTGGGCTTCTGCGGCCTTGTTCTTCCGGTCGATCTCGGCCTGCTGGTGCTGAAGCTGTCCAAAGGCTATCGCGGTATAGTGCGCCAGCTTTTCGGGCCGAATATCTTCCGGCAATCGCTTGAGCGTGCCAACTGGAGTATTCAAGCCGTCATTCGTGGCGTTCGTCCCTGCTTCCCCCTGCGCCTGTGTTTCGCTCACCATTTTGAGGAACCGCACCGGATCACGCAGCGCGGTCTGTGTCGCCCACTTGTCCGCAATGCTGTCCTTCATCGTCTCTTTGAGCTTGACGCCATCGGTGGGCGAGAAGATGCCCGCCTTGATGCCGCTGGTGATGTGGTCGTCCAGGTCCTGCTTGGCCGTCTCACGTGATCGGTTTGTTGGGTCGGCGGCTTGATCCTCTAACCGATTCGCAACAACCTGAAAATCGGCCACCATCTTATCGTGTCGCATCTTAAATGCGTGAGATCTGAAGGAGCTGATTGAGTCATAGGCAGACTTCGATAGGTCCGCGGCTACACCAGCTTCAGCTTCTGGCCCGCCATAGATCGCCGCTTCACTTTTGGCGTGATCGTACCGGTTCTGAATCAGCGTTTTCATCACTTCATCAGGAGCGCCCTCTGTTTCGTTGCCGTTCTGGTCCTTGAACTTGATGCGCTGCTCTTCTGGCCGTAGATGTTGTTGCTTGCTTAATTGCTCTTCAACATACATCACGTCTTGCTGCATACCCACCTGGGCATCCAGGCCGATTTGACGGCGCTTCACTTCTTGCCCGAGACTATCAAGCCGAGCGTTGGCAGCATCGCGCCTACGCTGCGCATCTTGAAACGCACTCGCCACCCCTGCCGCGCCACCCGCTAAGGCTGCACCGATGGCCTGCCCGCCTGTGGCTTTGGCGGCAACGTTGCGCGTGGCTCCACCTCCACCGCTCGCGGTCGGTAAGAGGCGTCGATTGTACTGCTTCGGTATCTGTGGCATTACTTCCCGCCTCCACCAGCCGTCATGCCGCCTGCAAACATCTTGGCCCCACCCATCACGCCGCTTAAGACCGTGCCGACCGCGTTCATGCTGGCCTGCCGCTTAGTCAGCCGCTTGTCGTATTGGATCATCGCCGCCTGCCGGTCGCTCAACTTCTTTTCCTTCAGCCCTTCGTATTCACTGGTGAGGGCGTCCAGCTCGATATTCCTGGCCGTCTCGTTCGCCACCAGCAAGGCGGAACCGGTATTCGCCACCAGCCCGCCTGAAGCGACCGTGGCCGTCTGATCATGCAGGAGTTGATTGCCTTCCTTGCGGATGTCCTTGCCCTGCTCAAAGCCCGCCATCTTCGCGAGGTCGCCTTGTTCGTTGACGGCCTGCGTGTCGATGTCGGCCAAGCGCGAATAGGTATCCGCCTGCCCGAGTTGGCCGGCCACTTGGAGGCCGGTGCCTACCCCCATCAAGCCCATCATCCCGAGTGTCATCGGATCAGCCATTGATCCCCCTTGGAAACCACGCATGCCGGACCATCGTTTCCCCTTGCGGCCCATAGAACGGCATTGGCCCGCTTTCCCGTTTCAGCCCTAACCGATCCAGCCACACACTCGCCTCCACATGGCTTGCCAAACACACCGCATCCACGCGCCAGAGTTCAGAGGCTCGCACATAATTGTGCAGAATCCGCTTCGTGCGCCGATGCAGCCAGTAACGATGCTTGAGCGCGTCGGGATGCAAGTAGGTCCAGCAGTGCCCATAGTGCGGATGAATCATGGTCAGCCCACACACCGCCACCACCTTGCCATCGACCCAGCCGGTCCAGATGGCGGACTGACTGAGAATCTTCGTCAAGAGTTCCCGCGCATCGACCGGCAACCATGGCGCATGGTCCACGTCCTGCACGCGAAACTCGGTCACAAACTTGTTAGAGGTCGCCTGCGTCGATGGTTGCAAAGAGTCCAATCACTTTCGCCGGGAACGGTTCAACGCGCTGAATGCGAAGTTGCTTCGTGGTCGTATAGCCCAGGGTATTAATCTGAATGTCGCCCGTAATGTAGGGCGGGCCGGTGTCCATGTAGTCCCGGTTCCCGCGTGTCGGGTAGTTCTGGTCATTAATGCGGATGGTCGGCGTCGAGATCACGCGCACCGTCGTGACAGGGTTCGCCGCTTTGATGCCCTGCGTGGAGCCTTCAGAAGTCCGGATCTCGGGCCGTACCGTCAGGCAGTCGCTATCAAACTTCAAGCCGATTTCCACAAAGGCATGCGCACGTGAAAACGTGAGGTCGTCCGTGCTGACCGTCACCGGCGTGAGTTTGCCACCAGACGCAATGACTTGCACCTCTTTGCCCATCAGGTGGGCGAAGGACGCCGCCGCGATGGTGCTGACCGGCTCGCCGCGATAGGTCAAGGCGCAATCGGTGTTCACCGTCGCGTCAAAGTATTCGATGTAGCGCTTCACCTGGCCGTTGATGGTCCGCCGCACGATCACCCAAGTTTGGTCGCTGGTGGCCGTGGGGATGGTGGCGACCGATTCAAAGGCCCCATCTGTAACGTGCCGGCTCCAGGCAATGACATCCTGCTCAGGGAAATAGGTCAGGGCCAGCAGCACGCCGTCTGAGCGCACGGCCCACACGGTTTGATTCGGGTCCTGCTGGTAGCTCCACTGAATAATGGTCGCGCTGTCGTTCGTGACATGGCGGGCCAGCACGGTACGATCAGATCGGACATCGTTGGAGTTGTCGGCCTTGTAGTCCAGCTCCCGCACGCGCTTGCCGCCGCGTTGCACGTAGAGCAGCTTCCCGCCGATCTTGAGGGGCTGAATATCCGCCGAGCCGTAGGCGTTGATCTCATCGGCGTTCGGTAAATTGTCGGGGGCAATGGGCGTGTCCTGGCTGGTGGCAAGGGTATAGATCGCGCCGTTGGTGGCGACAAACCACACGCCCGCCTTCTCCATCCAGAGAATCGCGTTGACCAGGCCGGAATCGACTTCCAGCGAAATGGCGCTATCCGCCAGGACCCCGCCTCGAAAGGATTCAAAGCCCGCTGTTTCTGATAGGTCGATGCGAGCCGGTTGCCCAGAGGCCCCGGCTAAGGCTGTCCGCTGCTGAATGAAGGCAATGGCGCGGGGATAGCCTTGCACGCCTGAAAACACGCCTTCGGCCCAATACGACGTGCCGCTGCTGGCGTTCTTCGGCAAGTGCTGCCGGACAATGGCCGTCACCGACCGCGCCCCGCTATACGCCAGGATTTCGACATAGCCCCAGCCGTCATTGATGTAGACCCAATCGTTCCCGCCGTCTGACGCCGTGCCGCGAAGATGAACCGGGGGCCTCGTGCCGGTGGTCCCGACGCTGGTCATTTCGTAGACATGGCCGTTGTAGACACGCCGCAAGCCAAGGCTCGTCGCCAAGGCTTCACTGGCCTTCCAGGCATCCTCTGCCGGCGAGCCCGCCTTATCGCTGATTTTCCACAGTGCCCCGACGTGCCCAGGCAACCAGGTGTCTCGATTGGCCGTGAGCGTGACCTGTGCGCCCGTATGCAGCGGCTTGACGCAGGAGACGTTATCCAGCGTTCGCGTGGTGCCTGCCGTGACATTGGCGAAGTAGATATAGGCGTTGGAACTGGTCGCCGTGAAGGTGAAGGTCTTGCCGGCGCCTGCGGCATAGGTGGTCGAGGGTGACAGATCCACCGCACCCGATGAAGTGCCAGCCTGCGCGTTGATTGAGCCGGTCCCGACATCGAACGTTACCGTATAGACCAAGCCAATCACGGTGGGGAACGAGGTTTCCCCCGCCCCAATATCGCTCCCGCCACCATGCACCAATTCCGCCTTGGCCCCAGACACTGCAAAGATTCCGGTCCCCACAGACTTATCTGCCCAGCCGGTGGTGTCGGTCGTAAAGACGCCGTTCGTCACCAGCTCGCCACCGCTCGCGGTAATGACCCAATCGCCGTCGCCGTTCTCATCTAGAAACGGCCCGTCGCTATCCTCCACTTCAGTCAAGGTCCAGTTGGTGTGGCTGGTGCGCGAGAGCTTATGCCGTGGGTAGCCGGGATGGGTCAGGTACAGCACATCCGCCCGCTGCTGGTATTTCAAGCGCGGGAGATCGCTTTCCGTGTAGGGGCTGGCCACTTCAATAGGGTTGCCCGCCCCGTCTACAATCTGCCCGCCGTCTTTGTAGAAGCGGATGTAGGTGTGCCCGAACTCCAGCATGTAGGCTTGCAGCGTTGAAAAGATGAACGGCACTAAGCGAGCGGTCTTGTCACCGTAGTGCGCCTCTTCAACGAAGCGCGTCCCAGGCCGGCTCATCATGCCGCCCTCGATCAGCGGCAACCAGTTGACCAGCGTTTCGCAACCGTTGGCGTACTTCGCCAGATCGACGCGGCCCAGCATCTCAGGGGCCAGCTCGCCTGCACTAAAGTTATTAATGAGAACGTTTGTGCGGATGCCCATTAGCCGCCCAACCTCACATCATCGGTTAAGGTGGTCGGCGTGAACACGACCGGCGATTGCTCTTGTCCGTCCATGCCCTTGGCTTTTCTCAGGTGCACGTCATAGGCCGTTGCGGCATTTGTGGCCTTGCTCAAACTCTGCGTGATCGGTAAGGCCAGCTCTGCGGCCATCTTTTTTGACAGCGCCAGCGACAGCCAGGCCGAGTACTGAGACACGTTGGTATTGCGACAGATGTACTTGACCGTGAGGCCGTCCGTATCGCTCCATACTACGGCTTCGCCGGTTGACGAAACCCCCGCTTCCCACTTCGCGAGATCGTCCTCAGGTTCAAGGAGTCGCAAGCAATCAGGCGGGTACAGATACTCGTAGCTATAGCTGCGTTCGGTCGTCACCCACCCTGGATCGCGTGGCGTCTTGGAGAGCGTGACAATCTTCGTGCAGCGGTTCCACGGATGCTCGCTCAAGACCGCATCGCGCACGTCAGCCCAGAGCGTGTTGGCCGTTCGCGCCACGTCGTTATCATCATCGAGCTGAAGAATCGTCGGCTGGCCCAGGAGGATCAGCGCCACGTTGACGATATCCGTCTCCGAACTAGCCATAGAAGTGAAACTCCTTCTTGATCGGGTTCTGCCGGTCCTTGATCGTGACAATCACGGTCGCCGTTCCGAGCACGGAAGGGGTCGGCAAAATATCCGGGGGAACCGGTGTCGGGTTGGTCGGGTCCACCACAGGAGGCGGCGTCGGATCAACCGGCGGGTCAACCGGTGGCGGGGGTGGCGGGTCCGGTTGCGGGTCAGGATTCGGCGGCGGCGGAACCGGGGAGCCGCTCGTGGTCAGCAAGGCTCCGTTCGATGGGCCAAGCGCCCCCGTTCCATCGACCGAATGCACCCACCAGTCATACTGGCTATTGGCTTGGGTGGTTCGCTGGATGGTGATGCCTGCCTGCGTGGTGTAGGCCAGCAGTGAACTGGTTGGCTCGTATGCGTCCCCGACTTTGTGAATCCGCACGGCATACTGCGCGGCTCCTGGGACGGCATTCCATGAAAACGTGGTATCGCCATAGGGCAACGTGACGCCGTTCGGGTAGAGGTTTGTCGGAGCCGGAAGAATCTGCGGGGTTCCGCCTCCCCCGCCTCCCCCGCCACCGCCCCCACCTCCTGAACCAGTGCCGCCCGTCGAGATGTACAGATGGTCAATGAACCATTGCCATTCCACTGTGTTGACAGTGCCCATATCGCCGAAGCCGTCCCACGTTTCCGACCACACCCACTGGTTGAAGCCGCCAGGGTAGTTCACGTTGGAAACATTATGGGTTAGGGTTCCGTTGAGCCAGGACCGCACAATGCCGTCGCGTGACGTGCTGGTGGTGCTCTTCTTCATGTAGATTTCTATTTTCATTTCCGTGCCAACCTGCATCGTCCCAGGCCCATTGCCAGGGGTGGGATAGCCGATCAGCCCAGAATCCGCCGAAAACACATGGCTATTGTCGAGTCCGCCTGTGTTGTGCGCGAAGATCAAGGTGCCGGCTCCTGAACTCAACGAGGCGTTATTGAACAACCAGACGCCGTTGGTCGTTGGCCCGCGCATGAAGAACATCTTGTTGCCGACCGTGCGCCCCTGGAACTGCGGGTTCGTTCGCAGCACAATCCCCACAAACATATCGTCATAGGTGCCACCCAAACTCTTTTCGAGTTGGCATCCCCCGTTGGGCGAATTGGCCGCAAGGCGTGAGCGCATGGCATTGGAGGGCGACACCAGCCCCGATGGATTCGAGGCAATCGCCAGCGTCCCTTGGCTCTGCGAGTTGTAGACGTCGAGGAAGCCGGTGAAGTTGTCAAAGGGATGGTCAACGAGGTTCGTTGCGCCGGTCGGTTCGTTGGGAAACGCTGTAGACATTGGTGCTCCTTACCGCATCCGCCCGTTCATACCCTTGCCGCCCCGAGTGAAACTGCTGTTACTGGATGCCACCACGATGGATTCCCCAGGCCCGATGTCGTAGAGCGAACCCTGTGGCCGAGCCGTCCCGAAATAATCATCTGTGACTGCCGCCACCGTGGTGCCTGCGTCGATACAGGGGGAGGCCACAATCTGGTGCGGATCTGATAGAGATGTCTGGCAGTCCGTGACGGCCCCGGTCGTGCGGTTGGTTGTACTGGTAATGCTGGACCCGTTGGCGCTCGCGTTGCCAATCGTCCCGCTGGCATTGTTCAGAAGAATGTTGTTTTTCGCTTCGTTCCCGCTGGTCGTGGCAAAGAGGCCGTAGTTGATGCCGTAGCCGTTCCAGTTCACTACTGTGTTGTTGTAGGCCAGCAGCACATTCGTGGCGCGATACCCTGCTGAGATGCCATCTCCCGCCCCACCGCCTGCGCACCCTGCTCCGTCGATGATGTTGTTATAGACCAGCGCATTGGCCCCGTTGACGGCTACTCCAAAGCAGAGATTCAGGACGCTGACCTGTGTCGCCTTCGCAATGTCGTGGAAGTAGTTATTCCGGACCACCGCGTTGTCCACCGCGTACTCATCCGAATAGATTTGCAATCCGCCGCACTTTCCCCCGAACACTTCATTGTTTTGGAAGGTGGTGTTCGGAGCATTGGAATACAGGGCATATCCGCATCCATCGCCGACGCCAGCCCCCTGCAAGGAACTGTTTTGCACCGTCAGCCCAGTGTTATTGGCTGAGGCAGACGTGGGCGTGAAGCTCGCAATGTTCATGTTGTAGGAGCTGGTGATCGTCACGCGCTGGATCAGGATGCCGATTCCTTCCACCGCCAACTCAGCCCCGCCACCATCAGCGCCACCGCTACCGCTCACCGACACATCCTGAATCACCACATAATTCCGATTGGTGCCGGACTGCTCATCAAAGGTCAGCCAGTTGGAGAGGTTGATCTGTGGAACCGCCCCGCCTGGGTTGCCCTGGATATAGGTATAGTTGCTGGTGCTGGTGCCGCTAGCGGGAATGGCTGAGCTGCCGATGCGGTCGTTCCCGCTGGTATAGGTGCCTGCCTTGATGTTGACGATATCGCCCGCAGCACTCGCACAGGTCGCTGCTCGCCCAATCGTGCCGTAGCTTCCAGGGTCTGAGCCTGGAGCTGAAGAGGTGCCGACGCTGGAGATGGTGCCGCACACGGCGGCATTGTTCCCCGTAGACGACGCCCAATAGACCGTTGCGCCCACAATGGACGGAGCAGGCAAGATCATCAGCAGCGCGAGGATGAGGCTGAGTGATCGGATTAGCATCCCACCCCCATCAACATACGTCGGCAGACCGTCCCGCCTCCCGAGGCAGGCTTGAGCGGAGCCGCCACTTGTGCCCAGCTTTGCGATGAACTGATCGTCCAATCCATAACGGTAGAAGCCGCCCCAGGTTCATCGGAGGCCACATGCCGGTGATTGCTCTGTACGTTCGTGAGCTGCGTTTGCCCCGACCCAACCGTAATGGTACGCGTCCCAGCAATCACCGCCACATCCACCACGACTTCCCCCGCTGCACTCGTGACCGTACTGCTGACTGTCGTCGTCCCACCAGCCGATGAATTCCCGACTGCCGTCCCGAATGGGGTTGTTTGATCAACGCCGCAGTAGGTCGTGGTGCTAATTTGCACATCGTTCATGGACTCGCTGAAATTCGCCTGAACGGTGCTGCCCCCACTGGGCGGACTGAGCGACCTCCACAGATTGGTGCAATCATTGTTTCCGCTGCCGGTGTCGCATTGCGTGCTGCCGACCTGCGTAGCTCCGCTCCCGTTATACGTGACGCTGCTAATCGTCCCAGGCGTACTGTCTTGGTAGGTGAGCTTGATCACCGCAATGGCATTGACGCAGGTCACCCCTCGCGTATGCGTGTAGCTTGGATTTGTGACGTTTGTTTGCGCCGATGTGCTGGTGGCGTCATTGGTGATTGCCGCCCATCCCGTTACCGGCATGAGCCACAGCGCACAGGTGAGCATGAGCCTCATCATCGCCGCACATACCCCACAGTGCCGCCGATCGCTGCGCCACCGGATGCCGTCGCAATTCGCACGCAAAACGCTTTCCCAGCGGGAATCTGGTAGAGCATCCCGAGCCCTGATCCACGCGAGGCACCAGAGGAGGCCGCTATCGACATTTCCCCGGTGAGATCCACCGGCCCGCTATCGCAGTTCGTTCCGCCTCCGTAGCCAAACGTGACTAACGCGGCCTGCGTCACGGTCCACAGTTCCGTGCAGATGTAGATAATCTGGCCGGTCCCTGCTGCGACCACTTGCCGGTAATTCGTGGCAGTCGTCGCAATCGCCGCTTGCGCGGTACAGCCAATCACGCGATCTGGGAACCGGTCAGAAATGGCAACTACGCTGGTGGCAATCACCGGTTGCCTGAGCGCCGTTTCTACTGCGGCTGTGGCGACAGGGCTGTTGCTAGCTTCAACGACGCGGCCTGTTCCCGCATCGGCCACGCCCGTGCTAGAACTCGCCGCTTCTCCGTAGAACCAGCGGCCTTGGTCGCTGCGGTACACGAGGTTATAGCCGTAGATCCCAGGCGCGGAAGGCGTACCCGTTCCGTTGGCCGGCGTCGCCGCCGCTGGCAGTTCCGTATCCGTCGAGGCTCCCGCCTGCGCGATCTTCACCACGCTGGTCGCAATGGCTGAATGCACTGCCGCCATCGCGTTGATGCCGGTGGCGATAGCAACGTTAGAGGTCGCAATCCTCAAGGCTTGGATGGACGAGAAGTTTACACTGGTGGCGATGTCGGCATGCACCGCTTGCATCCGGTTCACACCGGTACCGATGGTGACTGCCGAGGTCGCAATGTTGGTCAGCAGGGTATTGCCTGAAGTGATCAGCCCTTCCAGGCCGTCCGTGAATTGAAGCATCTGCACCAGGGCATTGATCCCGGTGGCAATGGCGACGTTACTGGTTGCGATATTGGCCGTCATGGCCTTCATGCCGTCCGTCCCGGTCGCAATGGCAACCAGAGACGTCGCGACCGCCGGGTCTAAGCTCAAGCCCTGCTGTGCAAGTTTAACCACAGAGGTCGCAATGCGCCCATGCACTTCGGCCATGCTGTTAATGCCGGTAGCGATACCGACCGTGCCCGTCGCAATGCGCGTTTCCAGCGTGATCTGTGACGCCTGGTTGGAGGCCGAGGCATCGCCGCCACCCCCGCCACCGGTTCCGCCTGGTCGGCTGGGGCTTTGCTGCGCCGAGAGGTTGGCCGCAGTCAGGGCCAGGGCAACCGCGCTACTTACGATAATGGACTTGAAGCGTTGCATCTCCACTGGCCCCTCCATCACTGATGGCGCGGAAGTTGACAATTTCTTGATAGCTCTTGAGTTCTATCAAGGTCCCGTCGATGGCCTTAAAGCCCACGGTACTGGTCGGGCTGGTGCCATCCGACCGCCAGCGGATCGGCTGCGCTTGTACTTCAATGAAACATTCCGTCGCGTGCAGGTATGTCGCGGCGGTCAATCCCACTGCGGCGCCCGAAATAGTGACGGTTTCACCGGTCGCAAAAGCTGGCATGGGTATCCCTCGTGGCTAATCCAATAATGAGCAACGCCGTACAACCGAGAATCGCAAGGCGGAATCCGAACATGGTAAGACTCGCAACCCCCATCGCCACCAGTGCCCCGCCATAGGGACCGGCGAACATCTTCCGGTTGGCGTAGACAAAGGCCGCAATCAGTCCGAGCCCGATCAGCCCCGTTTCAAAGATGATCTGAAAGGGTTCGTTATGGCCTTGGAGAAAGAGCGCATGGCGGTTCTGGTTGGCCGTCAGTTGCCAGAACGGGACAATATCGGACCAGGAGCCAGGGCCGGCCCCGATCAGCCATTGCCACCAGGGCATGGTCTTGGCGACAAAGGCCCAGACCTCGAACCGTTCCAGAATGCCGGTCGGCCAGGTCTTGCCGCGCCAGAGCATGACGGCGACCGCCGCGACTAGTCCGAGTCCCAACCAGTACCAACGTCGCTTCTTGTCCATCCAGGCCACTCCACAGGCGGCAGCGGCAATGCCGGTAAGGCACTTGGAGGCGAGCAGCCCCCCAACGACAAACACACCAGCCCAGACCGGCATAAGAGGAAGGAGCATCGCGAAATAGACCCCGAGCCAGTTGTTATTCCCGATGGTTCCGACTGCGGCATACCGGTTCCTCACAAGCTCGTTGTCGTGCAGCCCCCACAAGAAATCTTCGCCGAACGGTTGCAGCATGGCGTAGCAGGCTTGAAACACTGCCGCGCCGACCAGTGCCCATTTCGCCAGCCCAACCCACTCTTCACGCCAGGTCCAGATCATGGTCAGCGCAAAGCCCGACAAAAGCATGGTGATGGTGGTCTGGTAACTCATAGTTTTCGGCACCCACAGCACCATCAGCACCGGCCAGGCAATCGCCGCCCCAAGCCAGCGGTCCTTGGTGGCAATGTGGCCGGCCATCATGAGGCCGCACCCCACCGCGTACACGAGATAGGGGCTCTGCATGTACGCGGCCCAGGGGGTGTTGCTCGCCAAGAGCAGGGGCGTGGTGAATGGCAAGGTAAACACCAACCACGCCATCAGCATGGCCGTGAAGTCGCTATAGCGAAAGTCCGGTTCGTCGTGCATTTAGGTCCCTTGGCACATCCAGGCGATCACATCATTGTTATCCGTCGAAGCGGCCAACGTCGGGTCAGTGCCGCCCGTATTGGTCCAGGCGTAGGCGCTCAACGTCCCGCCAGAGGCCGTATAGCTCAACACGGCTACTTCATCGCCCGGGGCGGCTGAACGGTTCATGGTGAGCGTACAGGCGGAAATGCTGGTCAACCCTGTGGCGGCGGTACTCGGGTTTGATCCGTCCAGCGTCAAGGTCCCTGCCGCCAAGCGCACACCGGTTGAGGTGGCAAGCGCCACGTTGGCCCAGGCCGGGGCAGAGCCCGCGCCTTGCGTCACCAGAGCTTGTCCTGATGTCCCTGCCGCCAGGTTGGTCAGGTAGTTGGAGTTTTCGCCGTAGATGATGTCGCCCGCGGCAGGGCCTTCCGGTACGTGCAGCCGCCAGGCCACCAGGCCCGACACCAGCATCACGACGCCGAACAGCGCCAGCACATTTCGTATCTGCTTCTGCATAGAGCCTCCTACTTCACCAGACGGGGTGAGCCGTCCTGAATCCGGTAGCCGTAGCGGTGCTTGATCCGCGTGGCGATCTTCGCCGCCTCGCGCTCATCGCCCAGGTTTCTGGCGTGATCGTGCTGCGCTACCAGATCGGTCAGTTGAAATTCGTGATAGTGGTTCATGCGCCTTTGGTAAACTTCGCCATGAAGTTTTCGAACTCTTCCTTTTTCCTGGCGTGCGTCTCTTCCAAGATCTTGATGGCGGCGGTATGCTTCGCCATTTCCTCTTGATAGGCGTCGAGTGCCTTTTTCTTGGACCGTTCAACTTCCTGCTCCCAGTGCTGAATCTGTCCCTTCAGCTCTGAGATCTTCTTTTCGGTGTCCTTCTTTGCTGCTCGCGCCTCTTCGTAGGCTTTCGCGACTTCCGCTTGCTGGCCGTCCCGTTCCTTGCGAAGCGGTTCAATGCCGTGGGAGATTTGGTCAATCTCCACCGACAAGGTAGCCTTGCGCCCTTCCAAGGCGTTCAGCTCCCCAACCAACGCGAGGGCTTGCGATTGGAGCGTTTTGACGGCTTCATCCAGCGCCATCTTCGCTTCATCGAATGGGGTGAGTTCTTTTGCCTTTGCCATACGTCCCTTTCACGAGGGGCGAGCCGAAGCCCGCCCCCCTCAGTCTTAGCCGCCGATCATGTACGAAATTTCGCCGTACAGCAGTTTCCCTGCGGTCCAGGCTCCCACGGCGGGAGTTGCCCAGATAATCAACTCCGCGCTCTGCCGCTCCATGTAATAGAGGGCCAGCGTATCGTTGAAGGCCGACGCTCCCGCTGACGCCACCGACGTAGAGGCCAGGTACTTATTCGCCGTGGTGCCGTCGCCGATGGTGATGCTGTTGCCCAAGGCGTCCTGGGCAATCTTGCCGCCCAGGAGTACGGCCCACTTCGGGACCACCGCCAGGGCCACGCGATCCGTGGTCGTGATGCCGCCGACCGGCACGGTGTAATCAAACAACACCGTGACCTTGTGTCCCTTTTCGTAGGACTTGGTCGGGGTCATCGGAAAGGCGGTTGCGTTCGTGTACTGTGTCGATTTGTAATCTCCCATGACTTCCTCCGTTCCTCAGTTCGACTGCCAACTACGCGGTGTGGGCGATTTCGACCACGCCTTCATCCAAGATCCGCACCGCTCCGAAGTCCGCGCTGATGTAAATCTGCGTGACATAGGAGAGGTCCACACGTTGATCCACGCGGGTGCTGATCGCTTTCGGCTCGCACAT